CTTAATATTTATTATAAAATAAAATATAATATTAATATATAACAATGAATAAATCAAAAGTATATTCACTCGTGTCATCGGGTTATAAACCCGCATTTAAACCTTACACAAGCAAAGGCAAACAGTATATCATTTTATATAAAAACTATAATGATGCACCAAAACGTGTAATTTTGGATCAATATGAAAAAGCCACAGATAGATTTAATGATTATAAAGCCTTATCAAAGGGTCTTGAAGAAGGTCAACCAAGAGATTATGAAGATATGATCGAAAGACTTTTAAAACCAAAAAAGAAAGACGTTAATAATTATATTAACCTTGTTTTACAGTATAAACTACCAGATGAAAAAGCAATTTTCAAATTTATCACATTTGATGATAAAATAAAATATCTGACACTTACAGAAGAAAATAAAGAATTATACATTGGATATTTAAATGATGCGTTTGCACAAATTAAACGGGAAACTTATGGATCTGATGCAATTGATAATTTCCTGCTCGAAGGATTTAAAAAAATAAATCATGAATATATTTCGGTTGATGATAAACAAAAAAATAAAGCAGAGAACGATAGTGGACATTATTTCAACGCCACCAACAATACAGATATTGATTTATCAGAATATCAAATTTTTAAAGAAGAATATTTTAATGCAATCAAAGAGAAGCGAGAACAAGGAGGCAAAGACAAATTTTATGAAGAAGAAATAAAACATTGTATTATCCACACATTAGAATTATCAGGAATTGAAACAGCAAAAGTACGAAGAATTTTAACATCATTTGATGATTGCTTTAATTTTCCAGTCAGTAAGTTGCAAAAATTGGCTGAAGCAATTGAAAGAACAATATTTTTATATACATATGATATCAACAGTGATATAAGATGTAAAAAGTATATTGTGGAGAACAAGGAGCCAATCAAAATGGGATTATATAAAAATCATTACTTTATTATTAATGATACTAAATACACTAAATACAGCATTGAACATTATGAAGAGGTAAAAGATAAGAAAGATTTTAATGATATTTATTTAATATTAAGAGATGGTACTATTAAGAGAAGTAAAAACAGATCCAAATTAAACTCATTAGAACTGATTAAAATGATGAATGATTTAAAAATGTTTGAATGGAATAACAAAGCATTATTAAATTATCGTGTGGAAGCAACAACAGAGAATGTACTTGATATACCACTTGATGACATTGAAAATGAACAAAAACTAAATGACGCATACAAACCAAAACCATTAGGAGATATTTATATTGCTGATCTTGAGTCAATCGTAAAAGATGGAACACACAAACCTTTTATGAGTGGAATTATAAAAAAGGATGGAGAACATAAAAAGCCATGGTTATCAGTGTCAACAACACCAGACTGCAAAAAATGGTTTTTTGGAATGATAAAATATGTCATAGTTAATTCATATGAAAAAAATAAAGATGATTTAATTGAAGAACCGATCATATATTTTCATAATCTTAAATATGATTTTACTATTATGTTAAAATATATAAATCCATATTACAGCGTTAAAAAAGATGGTCAATATTATGAAACAAGGATCAAATTTGGTAAATATCATATCAAATTAAGGGATAGTTATAAAATGATATCTAAGCCACTAAAAGATTTTAACAAAACATTTCAACTCACTAACAAAAAAGAAGAAGCAATAAATTATGCATATTATGATTATGACAACTTATTAAAAAAGAATAGTGTTAAGAATTATAGAAAGGGATTGACTAAGAAGGATAAAATAAAATTTGATAATATAATGGAGAATAATGCAAAACAATTTGAATACACAGGAAAGACATTTAATGCACTTGGCTTTTATAAATACTATTTAAAACAGGATGTAATGACGCTATATGAAGGACTGGAGAAATTCAATAAAGATATGTTAATTTTAACTGGTTTAAATTCGTATAACTTTTTGACAATCTCATCATTAGCATCACAATATTTTATATCAAAAGGATGCTTTAACGGGGTAATGATGTGCTGCGGTAATTTAAGATCATATTTATCTAATGCGGTTTTTGGTGGTCGTGTGAATGTTCAACAGTCAATAAAGAAGATGTTGATAAATGAAGTTCTGAACGATTACGATGCAAACAGCCTGTACAGCTCTGCATTTCATAGAATGTGCGAAGAGATGACCGGATTATCAAAAGGTAAAGCCAAAGTGATTAAAGAAGAACATAAAATATATGACAATCTTAAAAAAGAAGAATATTATATTGTCACTGTTGAAATTACAGCAATAAACAAAAAACAAGATAACCCATTTATACAAATCAGAAACAGCGACGGCATAAGTGATTATGTAAATGATTTACCCAATAATAAACCAATCATAACAACTATCGATAAAATAACATTAGAAGATTATAAAAAATTTCATAAGATTAAATTTAATATTTTAAAAGGTGTTTATTACAATGAAGGGTTTAATAATTTGATTGGTCAGGAGTGTAAAACATTGTATGATGAAAGACTGAGAATAAAAGATGATAACCCAGTTATGGGAGATTTAATAAAATTAATTTTAAATAGTTCATATGGAAAAACAATCAGTAAAAAGAATTTCGATAAAATAAATTATGTCAAAGTAGATGATTTTAATAATTTCGTTTATAAGAATTATGCAAATATCAAGGGTATGATGCACAAGATTAATGATAAATTATATGAGATTACAACTGCAACAATTGATGATTCGTATAATTTTTCATCTGTGGGTATTAAATGTTTATCATATTCAAAAAGAATCATGAATGAAGTTATGGGCTTAGCTTCAGACAATGGCATATTAATTTATTATCAGGACACAGACAGCATGCATTTGAAAGATTGCGATATTAAAAAATTAGAGGAATTATATAGGAAGAATTATGATAACAAAGAATTACACGGGAAGGGATTAGGACAATTCAAATCAGATTTTAAATTTTTAGATGAAGACGGAAACGACCTAAAATATAAAAATGTTAAATCAATTCGTTCATTATTCTTAGGCAAAAAGGCGTACATAGATGAGTTAAGAGGATATGACGCAGAAGGAAAAGAACATATTGATTATCATATTAGATTAAAAGGAGTTACTGAGGCAGGGATTAACGAGAAAGTAAAAGAATTGGGAGCAATCAAATTATATGAACAATTGGCATCAGGTGAGGAAATAACATTTGTGTTGAATCCAACTAAACATAAGGTAATGTTTGAATTTACAAAAAATAGTGTACATACAAGAGAGACAAGAAGTTTTGAGCGTGTGGTTAGCTTTTAAAGTCATTTAAAGATATAACACTTAATTATATTATAAAATGGTAAAAGCAAGACAACCAATCACCGATCCAAACGCATACACAACATTTAAGACATGTACATTATGTAAAGAAAATAAACCAGTGGCAGAATTCCCGCTGCATTATCGTAAAGTAAAAGGGGAGAAAACCAATTTATATCGTAGTAGATGTTATAATTGCCATAATGCCAGATTAAGGGAGTTATACACAGTAAGAAAAGAAAAAAAGGCATTATCAGTGCCATTTGATGGTGAACCCGTTATTTCTCAGCCGTTAGAGACGGTGCCTTTATAAATATGCTAAATGTTGATGACAACAACGAAAAGTATATTTCAGGGTTTTTAGCATTATTAATTATTTGATATATAGAAAATATTATAATTAATAATGCCAATAAAAATTGAACAACAAAATTAATTAATCGTTTATCTGTTTTTGAGCAGCAGCCGAGGTATTCATTTTCTATTTCAATTACTTTTTTTTTAATTTCCAAATTATTTAATTCATCTATAGTATTTATTTTTATTTCGTCCATTTATAAATATTATTTTCTTTTACTATAGTATATAATAAAAATAATGGATCAATTAACACAAGCAGATATTATCGACATGTACAGGTCTCAAGTTTCTAATATGGAAGGTGGCAGACGCCGAAGAGTAGGACGCCCACGAAAAGCACCAGTACGCCGAAGGGGTCGTGGTCTTGTTGGCGGCGTTGTTGACGCTTCTGACAATGTTGAGGGTTATATTTCTGGCATGGGTCTTGTGGGTGGTCGTCGCCGGGTTGGTCGCCCTCGTGGATCTGCTCGCCCTAAGATGACAGCCAAAGTCATGGAATTCTTTGCATCACGAAGAAAACCACGAAAGCGTGGACGGGGGTTAGTTGGTGGAAAATCCAACCAAGAGATATACGATGAATTAGTTGATGCAGGAGAAACACCAGATGCCCTAACAATTCAATTAATGCAGGCAGGAATTAAACCAGAAACACAAAAAGAGCGTATAATTCGCCAAATTAGAAGCCTAGAGAAAAAGATTGGTGTTGGTCAATCATCCACCGAGAAATTAAATAAATACACTTATAAAGCACTCGGTCAAATACTCGCCATATATAAGACAAATGAAAGGGTTTTGGCATATCCTCCATTAAAAAATCGTCTTGATTTGTATGATGAAGAACGATTTGACGTACCTTCTTATGCAGCAAGAGGAAAGGACTTATCAGCCGAAGAAAAAGCCCTTAAAGACGCTTATGAAGCAGAATTAGCATAGGGAATACCGAGTGGCAAACAGGGACCGCCACCCGGTAAGCAAGGAGGTCCACCCCTTGCCACTCAGGGAAAAAAAGAAGAAGAAAAATCAGCCGATAAGCAAGCTGCCGAGGCTGAAGAGTACCGAAAACAAGCAGCTGCAGCAGTAGCAGCAAGTGCACCACTATCACCGGCTGAAATAGAAAGACTGAGAAGGATAAAAGAAATTGAAAATGAAAGTGTGCCAAGCGGTTTTAATAAAGAACAATTGGAAAAAATGAGTTATGATGATCTAGTGCTTGCAACTAGGTTATTAGTAAAACAAATTGCAAATATTACTCGAAGACCCGCTCCATCAGATGAAAATATTGATATAGCAATACAAGTTGGGGTACCAAAAGCATTTCCAACATTATTTTTGATTAGAGGATATTTTGACAAACGATTTGAACTTGAAACAGAGTTCAATTTAGCCAAAAGAGAAAAACTACGTGAATTAAAATCACCAGAGGAAATAAGAAAAGAACTTGAAGAATATGATAGACAGAAAAAAGTAGACGAGCAATTTTTAGCAGAACTAGAAGCAAACGAACAACCTGCAAAAGAACAAATTGAAGCAGCAGTAGAAGAACCTATACCAGAAAATATATCAGAAGAAGAAAAAATAAAGAGAATAGTAGATAAATTAATTGGACGAGCTGTTGTTATTGGTAGATTATTATATAATGCAGTAAGATTTACACCACAAGGCACATTAAATGATCGATCATTGAGTACTATTGAAGAATATGATAAAACATTAGATGCTTATGAAAAACAAATAAAAGCTGCTGGATTGGATTTATCAGTTTTGACATCAAAACTATATTTATCCAGAAATGGGTCCACTTATAGGAAACCATTTGTTGAAGCATATATTAAATATGTCGTATTATCATTACTATCAAGGAACTTAAAACCAGGAATTTTACCTGGCAATATAATGACTAAATATAATGATGATAAAAAATCATTTTTTACTGTTTTTAATATAAAACAGGATGCTTTGCCAATAATACGTGGATTAGATAATAGAATAAAAAATGATAAATTCTATCCTGACTTTATTGAAAGAATTGGTAAACTAAATAATTAAAAATATTATATAATAATATATATATAATGTTATCATTCAAAAAGTCCACGACGACTAACAATATTGCAATAATTCAAGATCCCGAAGAAGGATACAACCATAATAAAATATTGTATATTGATTCATCTAAAATAGACGCCCCAGCAAGTAAAAAACGCATTGATTTAGAAGGCGATGAGCAATTTGTGATATATCCCACAGTAAAACCTGAACGGGTATATATCGTGGGTCCAAATGGAAGCGGTAAGAGCTGGCAAGCTGGCAAGTACT